TCAGTAACCTCGGGAGTAGGCACGATTGCATCAGTAACCTCGGGAGTAGGCACGATTGCATCAGTAACCTCGGGAGTAGGCACGATTGCATCAGTAACCTCGGGAGTAGGCACGATTGCATCAATAGCCGCTGCAATGCTTTCCTTTAATACGGGGTCTGCCGAGTTTACTTCATATTCGGCAATAAGTTTGGTAAGATGTGAAATTGCCGCAGTAACAGCAGCAAACACCGCCCTTGCATCCGTCATAAGTGCTTCATAGTCTCTTCCTGGCATGATGTTCTCCTTAAAAAAAAGGGGAGCAAGGAGCAAGCCTCACTCCCCTTTTGGGGTTAAAGATCAGTATCAGCTACTAGCAAATGTCGGAAAGACATAAGGATAACTGATAATGGCATTGGTGCTTACCGCTGCGCCGGTAACAGCAGTGTTTATGGTGATGCCATAAACCTTGCCGTTGCTAACTGCATCGTCGAGAACTCCTGCCGTCGCTGTCGTGCCAAGGCCGGCATAGGCCGCGCAGGAAGCGGCAACAGAAATGCTACCGACCTGCCCTGCCCCTGTTTTCGTCTGAACCCAGAGGTACTGAACGGTGCTGGTGATGGCGGTAACTGCAACCATTGCCACACCGATACGGGAACCCGTAGCAGCGGCAAGAGTCGTGGTTACAGACTGTGCGCCGGCTGCCAGAAGAATAACTGCCTCGCTCACACCGATGGAAACAGCGGATGCCGTCTTGACGTACTCAAAGACATTGCCCTTTTCATCGGTGAAGGTAGCGCCGATCGGATATTTCTGAACGGTATGGGCCGCGTCGGTAACGCCGTACCCACGTTTCAGCATGGTGAAATTTGCAGGATAACTCATTGCTTTTTCTCCTTTCTAGCGCCTATGCGCGCTCCGTAAGGTTTGTATCACAGAACAGCCCGAGCTTGCGCCGGGAGCTGCAGCCGAGTGCGCCGTACCACAGAATCTGCGAAATACGGGCGTCCTGATTTGCCGGTCGCACAAAGGGCGTTACCAGCATATCGGTTTCGGGATCGACACACAGGTGCATGTAGTACTTGTTCAGGAAGTAGCACAGGGCTACAGTCCCGTTTACCGCTGCGCTGGTTGAAGCGACAAGATCGTCCCAGGAGATCGGCACACCGTTGTACAGGATATTGCGAAACCCTGCATCGGCATACTCGGCGCTCTGATACCGGCGCTGCGTGGCGATACCGGACAGATACTTCTGGAAGAAGGCCTGATTTGCAAGCCCGAGGTTCGGTTCTTTCTTCTGCTTGGACCCGCCGCCTTTGGAGCAGTTTTCAAACAGACGCTCAAGAGCCGTCCATGCGGTAGGTGCTGCAGGGGTATCGCCGTTGTCGGGAACCCATGTGAAAGCCGTATTACCGTTGCCGATAACCTTGTTTCTCCACCAGGTGTTCGTCGCCTGCGAAATGCCGCCGACATACCCGTCAGAATTGCGGCCACCGGACGCGCTGGTCGGGTCTTCCTGAATGAAGTCCTGAATACCGCAGATGCGCCGGTAATCGGCAGAGCCGGAACCGCACACCGCAGTGTTCATATCTTCAACCAGGGAATCCTCGGCATCATCGGACAGCGCCTGCAGCATGTTGATTGCTCTGGCCTCGCCGCGGTTTTTCTGTTCCTCAAGGCGGGACAGAACTACCGAGTAGTGAATCTGGTTAATCGGGAAGAACGCCTTGGAAAGCGGATTGCTCGGGTTGGTGTTCAGCGGTTCGCTGTCGTCATACCAGCCGCCGCTTGTGCTTTTCAGAACGCGCAGGGGGATTTCGATGCGGTCGCCGCCCGTCCAGGGCTTTTTGAACTCGTCTTTGTTCAGGGTATAAAAAACAATATTTGCTTTGTTTACCTGATCGGCCACATCGGTCGTCAGGAACTTGTTCATGGTAGTCGTCAGCATAGTATCCCATACTGTTGCTGATGTGTCGTTCGTATAGGGAGCAGCCATTATTGCTCCTTTCTTTATTAAAGGTTAAATTCCAAGTTCTTGTTTTGATTCAGCCCAAGCAGAGGAGACACTTTTATAAGGTTTTCCGCTTCTCGTTTGACCCGAACCGGGTTTTCCGCGAGGCGCAACATGCGTTTCTCGTGCCTGTTTTTCTTCCTTCTTTGTCCTGCCTTCTTCAAACTTTGTTTGAGCAGCGGTTTTGCCACAAGCCGCCCAATACGCAGCATCGAAGTCCAGCCCTTTGTCCAGAAAGTTCTCAATTTGTTTGCGGTTCTCAGTGGCCAAGGGATACTCCTTTCCCTTGTCGGAAGAAAAAAGAGAGTCTCTCTCACTCTTCCCCAACCTCTGCTGCATCATCTGCATGAACTGCTTGATAGGAGCCAGTTCTTTCGACAAACTTGCCATAACCTTTGCGGTCGTATGGCCTGCCAAGACTTCGCCAATACTTTTGTCGTCCATCTCGGCAAAATTGAGTCCATCCAGTGACGGGATATTGTTTGTCCCGTCATCTTCTGAATAAGTACCGGCCACCATCTTAGAAACAAGTTCTCGGCCTGCCTTCGTTGACATAAGGTCGTCAAAGGCTTTGGATTTTAGTTCATGCTGAGAAGCAGCTTGAAGCTTTTCATTCACTTCCTTGAAACGCTCATAAGGAACATGCGTTTCGTGCTTCTTGTCACCGGCCTTTTCTGCTGCCCCTACTTCCTGTTTTTCTGTTTCGGGTGCATCAGCGCCTTCGCTCTTACCTTCCTTGCCAGCATCTTTGCTGGTTGAACTGGTGTCGTCGTCCTCATGCGATTCAAAGGACGCTGCTCGGCTTCCGTCAGCGACTACGCTTGAACCTTCGCCAAATGGTACTGCATCAGAATTTCCTGCCATAAAACACTTCCTTTCAGATTTAACGACTCCCGTCGAGTTGGTTGTTTAACGCCCACCGTGGGCGAAAAATTTATAACGCCAGACTCCTTTTGGAAGTCAGGTCGAAAACCTTTTTCTTTTTCTCAAACTTATAATCAGCAAGAGTGTCGCCGGCCTCCTGTATGCCAAGCGATTTCATCAGGGCCTTCTTCTCGCCCTTGCTGTTGATTTCATATTTCTGTTTTCCGTTGAACGTCTCGACACAAGGCTGCCGAAAATAAACCCCGTCAATGCGGGAAGCAAGGCGAGGTGTTTCACGTGAAACAAGTTCAACCTTGCCGGTTTCAGGATTGACCATATATGTTCCGGTTTTACTCATAATTTCCCACCTTTTGCAGTTATTAAGGCTTTTATAAGACCAGAAGGAATTTTACCAATGGGTTTCTTCTTTACGGTCGGTTGAGGTTCTGCCTGTCCTTCTGGAACTTCCTGTTGGTCGGTAGGCATAACCTGCTTGTTTTTAACCTTCTGCATTTCCTTAATTTCTGATTCTGTTGCATATTTTCCTGGGGCTATTTCAGTAAGTCCCTGTTGCTTTTTGGTTTGATTAAAGGCGTTTTCAATACTTCCATATTTTTTTGCCATTACATCATCCCTCCGGTTTGCTGTTGCATGGGATTAATAGGTGCAGAATTTGGCTGTGGAAGGGGGCCGCCACCGGCAGCAAGTACTTCTCCGGGCAGAGCCGTACTCGGAGCAAGTGTTCCAGAAGGGGGGGGCTGGATTACTGCCGGGGGCGGTAAAGTTCCTCCTGCTTCGTATTTCCGAAGTAACTCTTCAATATTTTTTATTCCGCCATCCTGCATGGCCTTCTTGATAATCTGCATTGCTGAGTCAGCAGAAATCCATTCCTCGGGGGTTTTTACAGAACGTGAAGTTCTGAGAAGGTTCAATATCGGCATTATCGGGTCAACAAGTGGGTTCTGGCTGAGTAAGGTGTAAAGGTCAGTAGCTTCTTTCTGCTCAAATGCCCGTATCGGGGGGGCAGCAGCCTCAACATCAACAGAAACGTCAAAGATGGCATCCATGAGGTCTTTATTTGAAAAAGACGCTTCTGTGCGTTTGTCGAACCTGAAAGTGCGTTCCGTGTCGTAGTTTTCTGCAATGATTGCCAGCATCGCCTCGGCATCATCCTGGCAGAAGTTTCCTATGCAGTCCCGAAGCGATTGTGTGCCAAGGGAAGTTCCACCTTGCACGTATGAAGCCTCGGTTGCAGTTGTGTCCCCAGATGGTTTAACACCAAAATTATACTCACCAACACGGCTGATAAGTTGCATATTATGAAAAGAGTCAGTTATACTGCGATATACAGCAGCGGTAAGGTCGGCATCGGTTATGGGGGTGACTGAAACACCATCGTCAGCGTAGACAATGGCCCCGTCGATACCGGAGATTAGGGCCTTCTCTTGATCGGGATCGAGCTTCCCTCCGGTAACAAGGTATTTCCGGTTGAACCGTTTGGCATGATTCAACTGCATTGACACCATTTTGTTCATTTCCTGATTGATGGGGATAAGCGGCTTTACAAAAGCAGCCGGATAGAGAGCATCTTCACCAAAGGAAAGACGATTTATCGGAAACATCTGGCACTTACCAAGCGGCCATTTATCGGTTTGATAAATCCACTGGTCAAGTTCCATGTTGAATATTTTATGCTTCCCTTCGCCCCGGTCATAAACATGGATGAACTTTATGGTGGCAAGGTCTTTTATTTGGGATGGAGTTCTGTCTTTTTGGTCTGACGGGTCTACAATTCCTTCATAACTATCGGGTATATTGTAGTTTTTGTTCAATCTTGCTTCTTTTAAATTGACCGATGTTTCATAAAACAGGAAATTTGAATCCCACATCCCCATTGCATCCGGGTCTAACCACACCTTATCTGTTGGAATCCATATTGAACAGACTTCATCGGCATACATGCACTCGTTTGATGGATCTCCCTGTACCGTAAACCCATTGTACTTATATGAAAATCCATACAAAAGAGTATTGAACACGCAAAGTTTTGTCTGCTGCTTATATCTTATTTTCTGTAACAGGCGCGGCCAATATTTTGTCAAGATTTTCGCCATGTCGTCTGTGGCTACACCACCGGATGCGGTAAAGTGGAACTGCGGGTTCTGGAAATAGACTGCATCGCGGGTTGTTTCAATAAGGGTGCGGATATAGTTTAGGGTAACTTGGTCGTAGGTAGTGGCTATTCCCTGCCAGTGATCCCCATCAAACATGCGTTTATAAAGGTCGAAGTCATTTCCAACCTTTTTTGTGCGAAAATCCTTGGCAAGACGGCAGCGGGATTTCCATGAGGACAACTTGACGGTCTTTTTGTCTGTAACCATAAGCGTCTCATAGGACACATATGAATGATACACAACTGGATTATACGTTATCTGCTATCTAGTATTAATGGTACACAAGTGTATGATTATGTATGTATGTACGTATGTGCGAGTAAGTAACTTGCTCGCCATTGAAGTTTTGACAAATAGTGGGGAGTATTTGTTTTAAATAAGGAATGAGAAGTCGTTTGGTGGGTTTTGGTCGGAACCAATGACAAAGTCCGGCTGCTTCTCGGTTGTTCGGCGCACTCCTTTGACAAATTCATTTATCGTGATGCCTGTTTTCTTTTTTTCTTCCTTTTTGGCCTCGTCCAGAACCTTCACATCAATGAATCCACAGGTAGCAAGGGCAGAAGCGAAAATCCGGTCGTCCTTGGCATCGTCGGCGTGATCCATGCGCCCATTCTTGCGGATAAAGGAAAGCAGCTGCTCATACAGGGTCTTGCTCCTGATAGTGACGTACCGCTTCAACACGGCGCTTTTGAAGTGCATAATCAGCGGTACACGGGTAGTGCGGGAAGTCAGCCGGCCATACTCTTCTTTTCGGACAAACTCCCTGCGGTTCTCAACTCGCTCACGGTAAATCCGGTTTCTCGGGTAGTGGTTCCGCAAGACAATGACCACGTTGCTGCCTGGCCCGTTGCGCTCAGGCACAACGAAGGAATTGTTGTAGTGCTTCAAAAGGACGATGTTGTTGTAGGCAAACTCTTCAGGGTCTTGGATATTGCTGGTGTATTCAAGCACCTGACAGCCGGTATCGCGCCGGTAGATGGTCAGAACAGAGTCCTCCTGCCCTATCCCCTCGCCTGCGTCTATGCCTGCACAGTATTGGATATGGGCAAGAGGGTTCTCATAAATCTCAAGAGGGCCTTTTTTGGCTGCGTTGAAGGTAATCATTTTATACACTTTTCTGCATTTTTAAAATTGCATTTCATACTTTACCCTCCTTCTCCGCTTTTACCGCGGATATAACAACATCCAGGTATGGATACGCCTCACTGTCCAGGCTCAGCAGCGTATCCCAAAACTCGGCTTTTTCTTTTAGCAGCCATGGCTTGGATTCCTTTAAACGTGGGCACCATTTTGGGATATTTTTTTTAACACTTTGCAATTTTCGGTATGGTTCCTTATTTCCACAAGAATCAAGATAGCAACCAAAACCAGTAATGTCTGGACACTCTGTACACGACTTAATTATAATAGTAACTGTTCTCATCTCTCCCTCCTTCTCCTTTCTCTTCGTATCGACCGCTGTTCTTACTTTAGACAAGAAAAATTCTGCTGGTCGTCCCATAAGTGCGTGTGCTTTATCATCGTGTTCTTTTTCCATCATACATGCCTTTTTCCATAACTCTGCTATCGGTTCAAGCTGCGCGATTTCAGCTTGTGCCACTTCAAGTTTATCCACAATATTAAGAATAATCTCATGTGGCTTATCCTCTGAGGCAACCCAACTAGGGAAGGCTGAGTAAATTTTAGTAAGTTCTTCGCTGGCAGCCCGTGCTGCTTCAATCTCGGCCTTGAGCCGGTCGTTCTCACAGTAGACACACTCGCCCTTTATTTCGCCGTGGAAAACGGTTGAATCGCTCATGCAAAATCTCCAACAAAGATAGGCTCGGTCATGGTTTCCTTGACGATATTGTAAACCCTCGGGCCAAAAATAGGCGAACCGCTTTTCAAAAAAGCCTCTTCCCAATTGCTCGGGTACTCCTGCCGAAACGCTTCATCCCCTGCAAGGCCGCGCATTGTGTCATTGTCGAGCTTCTTAACCATGCGCCTGCGCCACAAAATACGGCCATCGTCAATGCCGTAAAGCTCCTGAAGCTCTACCTCTTCTTCGGTCTTGTTGTCAAGAATGACGTTTCCGGCCACGGTGTATTCGTGATGCTGCCACCACGGTATGAAATAATTCCGGTAAATACCCTCGCCCAACTCCCCGGCCTTGAACTGCGTATAGAACCATCCCTGGGCTCCGTTGGCCGTTGATTCAAACACCTTGAATCCTGACAGGCGCGGGATCAGCGCCGGAATAAGATTAGGATTCTTCCAAAAAGCACACTCAGAGCCAATAAAAATATTGATAGGGTTGCCTCGGCAAATATCAGTGTTAGAAGCAGCAGTACCGATATATATAAGCGAACCGTTTTCAAATTCCAACTCTCCTTTGCTATCCCCGATGATTTCAGGGAACACGATACCCGGGTGTTTCACTGACATGGCATTTTTTATGTAGTACTTCGCTCGGCGCAGCAGCAGTTGAGAAAGGTCGTCACTGTGCGTAAGCAGGGCCATAGTGCGGTTCTCTCGCGTCAAAGCCTCTGCCATGCCGAATGCCAGGCATCCTGAAGTGAAGCCAACCGAAGCGGCCTTCAAAACAAGATGCCCCTCACACATCGGATCGTCCAGCGAACGTGAAAAGCAGTCTATCGGATAGACCTGTGAGCCCCACAATTTATAGGGCTGATCGTTTCCATGCCGGTCAACAATCCGAAACGTCTTTTCAATTATTGTCTGATGCCAGTTCATCTCGCTGTCTGATCGTTCATGCTCTTGATAATGCGCCGGTACTCGTCCATTTTGATATTGAATACTGCCCACTCGTCAAGGCCCCACACTTCACCCTCGGCAGGGCCGGCAGGCGGTTCAGGCATGACGCTCTGCACAGGCTTTTTCTTCCGGTACTGCATTTCCTCGGCAAGCTTCATGGCAACACGGTCCTTGGCCCGAGCGTCGCACTTCTCTTGCTCGTCACCAGGCAGGGCATCACCCTCAACAACGTCCTTGAAGAAGGAATCACCCCGGGCATTGATTGCGGCATCCGCGGCCTTCTCGCCGGCCAGAAACGATTCCCGCTTCCCAGGGCACAGTTCCGACCACAGATATGTCAACTGCACTGATTCCCCGTCATGGAACACCGACATGCTGTAGAAGTCGCTGGTCGGCATCACGCTTGCCGAAAGTTCCTGCGCTCTTGCTTTGTACTGGCTCTTTAAATCCATCAGATTGCCTCCTTCTCATTCAGGGTTATCAGCCAGTTAATCAGGTCCCGAACCTCATACACCATCTTGCGGCCAAGATATCGCCCTGATGCCGGCCCTTTCTTCATCCGGTCGTAATACGCCATCGTCGCCGGCGTTACCGCGCCCCCGGTTAAATCCCCGACCTTCTGCCGAGCAACCAGCGTCGATTTCCACTTCTTCTCCAAGGCCTCAAAATCAATCCCTGCTATGTTCATCTTGTTATCCTTTCAAGTCTTTTAATTTGTCTTTGCAAAAATCCAATGTCATTACGCTTTGTGTCGTCTGACGCTTCCTGCTCTATCGGCATCCTACTCCGAAGTAGGAAGTGGTTTTTGGTAGTCATATCGCGTGACGAGCCTATCCCCCGCCGCCGCCAATCCCAAACCGGCCCCCCACCCGGTCGCCTACTCGGTGTCATGGTCGTGCTCCCTGTATGCTGCTCTACTGCCTGGTGCTGCCCTTGTCACCTTGAACGCGCGACCTATGCCATGCACACGGGTATGCCTGTCGTCACCTCTGACTATACATCCAGCAGGATACTCTATCACCTCGTACCCCGTACCACTTCGTACTTCGGAGTGCTGTGCTTCTACCACTTCGGACTTCGTACTTTCTCCACTTCGTACCTCGTACTGGTCTGAAATGGGCAATGGTAAGGTAATGGGTGCTTGATTATCGTTGAACCTGGGGCAACCTGGAGATGAAGAGCTAGACAAGATGACCCCTTTCTGGCTGTTTTGCTCTTGCTCTGATGGAATTACGGCTAGTTGCCTTACTTCGGACTGGTCAATATAATTCAGGTTGGGAATTTGTACGGTTGCGCCGGACTCAAACTCTTTTCTTAGTTGGCTTATAGGCATGTTTACTATCTGTTGGTTGAGCACTTGCACAAGAGACGGCGCGGATTTGATACTCCCGTCGATCTGGAAGCATAGCCGCGCGAACGCCGGGGAGGTCTGCGCCTTTTCTATGGCCGCTTGGGTGCGGGATAAGCGGGAGGCATCCAGCGCCGACCGTTGAGCATCGAGCAGGGCAGCCGCAAAAGCAGGGGAGCGCAAAGCCCGGCGCCATGTGTACGCCGGAACCCCGGCCACGTCGCACAGATCAGCCGGCGACAGTCTCGGATCGTCTATCAGTGCATCAAGCAGCTTGCTTTGACTCTTGGTGAGAGGCTGCACAAGACGGCCAGACTGCACAGCCGGGAGCGTTTGCTTTTTCTTTCTTGCCATAAAACCCTTTCCACTTCGGATTTCCGAGGTTGTGTTGTGCCCTTAATACTACCACTATATGCTGTATAGCAAGGCATAATTACGATTTAATCGTAAAAAAAAACGACACACCCTAAAAATAAACCCTTGACAGTAGTTTATAAATAGTCTATATAATAGGTAACAGGGCTCGTAAAAAAAAAAGACACACAGTTAAACAACAACACAAACCCAAAATCGCAAGGAGGGAAACATGAGAGTAAGTACATCGCACGGCAGCTACAATCAGCGCAGATATGGTAAGCCTTGGATTGCCAAAATAACAGCATGGCCTATTGGTGGCCGCCCGGAATTGCAGTTTGGGGCTTGCCTCAGTAATCATTGGGATGGCGATGCCGGGGAATGCGAGATCGATGCGCATGTTGACGATATTATCCGGGCAGGGCAAAAGGATAATCGAGGCAATAACACCAGCAATGATTGGTATATTGTTGAGGCCAATGGTGATCTTAGCTGCACTAATCCACAGGATGCGCGTAAGCATTGGGATAATAGGATTAAGCCGGTAGCCGTTGATCCAATGGATGAGCTGGCATCTTTTGCAATCTAAAACCAATATGAGGAGATACAATATGGCAACAACACAATGGGTATCAACAGGTATATACGACCATCCCGCAAAACACCAGAAAGGGACATGCGGCCAAGTAGTATTGAGCGGCGCAGGTGTGTATGCGCTGCGGGTCGGGGGCGGGATTATGAGCTGCCCGCAGGACTGGGCCGCAAAAATCCACAAAGACGAAACCAGCAACGACACCCTGAGCATACGCATCCCCGGCGACCTGCTGGCGCTGATCGAAGCGCAGGCAAAAGCCGAGAGCCGCACGCGCAGCAACATGATTGTTGCTGCGCTGCGAGAAAAATTTTGCAAACCGTAAAACATAAAAGGAACAACCCGCGACAACCAAAAAAGGAGCCGAGACAATGAAAAACTTTTCAGAAAAACAGGCGCGTATGTACAATCTAATCACCATTCACGGATTGAACCTGATTGATTTTTTTGACCTGCCGAAACACACAGCCCCGGTAAAGCTTTGTAAAAAACTGCATAGCCTTGAAATCAAGCTGAACCGGATCATGTGTAATATGTGCAACACGAATAATGTTGAGGGCATAGAGCCGAGCCGGGAGAACAACTGGCAACCTCCCGAGACGACAGAAGAGGCGCAAGACGAGCTTTTAAAAGCCTACATGCAGAAGCTTTTAAAAATCATAGGGCCGAAGAACGCAGAAAAAGTATTTTTCAACCACGACCCCCGCGGCTACAGCATGAAAATGACGACAGAGGCCAGTAAAGCATGGCCCGGACACAAGGACTGGGGCGGCTATGGCATCATAGCCCCTGACCTTACACCCGAGCGCTAGTTGCTCCCCTTTCCTGTACCTCGGAAAGACGAGGTACAGCATAAGCGGAACAACCCGCGAAACCCAAAAAGGAGCCGATTATGAAAGATGAACGCAAACAGTGGATTATTGACAATTACATCAACGGTAATTATGGCGATTTCAAGAAGGCCATTAAGGCCTGTAGCAAGCTCGACGTGCTTGACCTCATCGAATACTACAGCGGCAATGTTGGCAGCAGGCACATCATCATTAACGCAATGCGGAGGGCTCTTGCATGACCACCTACATTATCACCGGTCCGGATGGCCAGCAGTTCCAGACAAACAACCTTAAAGCAGCGCAGCGCATCCTTGCGGCTCTTGGCGGAAAAAATGAGCGCCAGCACTGCGGCAGCACAATAACAATCAAGATAAGGGGATAAGGGTGGCATGAGAATAAAAGCCCTTGCAAGGCAATACATGCACACCCTGGTCGAGCTTCACAAGACGCTCCCGGCCGATGATGCAATGCGGCTCTTGTGTAGCCTACAATGCACTATTGACCTTTATCAGGAGATCCGCAAAATGAAAGACCTACAGACAAGTACCCTTGACGGCGCAGCCGGTTTTGAAAAATGCCGGTACGATAATCAAAACTACCGCAACCCTCTTGCGCCTACTGACCGGGAACTGAGGCAAGAGGAAGAATACTACAGAAACCTTGAACAACAAGAGGACATAACCGACCATGAACCCGCTTAAAAAAGTATCACTCGCGCCCACTTCGGAAATCCGAACACCTGTTGCAATATGGTGTAAAGACCGGGGACAAAGGATTTATCCGCAGGTGTGCCAAAAGAAAAAATGTGCTTGTGTCGCTTACCTTGAATGGGAAGCGCAGCAGGAAGGAGAGAAAGCTAATGGATGAAAAAGACAAAAGGAAATATGTCCACTATACCTTACATCCGGACGAGATTATGAAAATAGTTGACATGGCGGAAAAAGCAAACGTATCACAATCTTGCATAGTATCTGCTTGCGTCAACCTTGTTTATAGTATGGGTGGGCTTGAAAACAAAGGATTAACAGTAAAGCCATCATAAAGCCCTGACCGGCATAAACCAAAAGCCCCTGCGGACTGCGGGGGCTTTCTTTTTGGCTTACCTTTTCAGCTTCTATCAGCAGGGTTTCGGTTTCGGCTTTTTCTTCATTTCCACATCACCTCCTTTCAGGATACGCAAGGCAATTTTGAGCCTTGCTGTTACCGGCAGCGAACCGGCAATCCGATACACCCGGCGCCAGTAGTCGGCGCCAGGTTTGCGCTTCATTACCTTTTCAAACTGAACAGCGCCAGGCATTAATTTAATACGTTCCCCTTGTTCCATTTTTTATCCTTTCTCAAAAAGTGTAATATTTTAAAGCCCACTGCAAAATCAGTATTGCATCGGCCTCGTTGTTATTGTCGCCCAGATAGCCGTATTTGCTCCGGGCTGCTTCTACCATCTCCGGCTTATCGGCATTGCCCTTGCCGGTCGCAAATCGTTTAACATCGACAGGCTGCACCGCAAGCAAGGCAATATCATTCACCCCCGCAAACGCTTTTACTACCCCGCGCAGTTCATTGTTTACCTGTGCGGCCTTTTTGCCCTTGGCGACAAAACCTTCAAGAGACTCAAAAATTATGAGGTTCGGAAATCCGAACACCAGACAATGCTGCGCCAGCCATGACCACAAATTCCGGCACCTGTAGTGCTCGGGCTCGGCCTTGCGCTTCTTGGTGGCAGGCAATGCCCCTAGCTTTATGCTGCCGCTTGTCGTCTTTCCGCAATGGTACAGCGCCCACCCTGTTTCTGTTGCCGGATCAAGTGCCAATATCATCATAAGCTCACCCCTATTTCATCTTTGCGTATTGCGGCAGGCCATGCCGGATAAAAAAATCATCGGCCAGGGCATCACTTCCGGTTGTCTCTGTTTTTATCTGCTCTGTGTGCTGACAGGCAGGCCACTTTGAACAGCCCAGGAACCGCCCGAACTTTCCTTTCTTCTCAAGAAGTATGCCCGGGCATGTCGGTTTCGGGCATGGCGTTTCTGTTCTCTTTGTTGACATTTTAAAACCCTCACAGTGTTTTTATAAAAAGCCCGGCAACGGATACAAAATAACGGGAGGTTAATCGTTATACCGTCCTCACCGTCACCGGGCCGGACGGTTACATTGGCACATCGTCGTCGGCCATGATATCAAAACCCTGCACGATAAAGCTATTTGACTTGGCCGGGCCGTTCTTGCCTTCATAACTTTCTGTCTCGATGCTGCCCTGCAGCACAAGGGCCGTTCCCTGGCCGATAGCACTTTCAAGTATCTGCTGGCAACAGTTCCCGAAAGCCTTACACCTGTGCTCACTTTTACCGGTGTATCCGTTTCCTTTATCGTAATCGGCGGCAAATTCAAAGGCGCACATAACCCTTCCGCTTTTCGTTTCAATCCGCTTTATATCTCCACTGATTTTTCCCGCAAGAACAAAACTGTTTATCATGGCTCTTTTACCTTCCTACCTCGGATTTCCGAAGTGCTGAATTTTGCCCTACAAGGGCCTTATTTATGTTTACCCTACCCGTGACATAGGTTAAGGGCCGTTCGTGTAACCTTGGCCTATCTCCGTTCGCCTAGATAGGTATATCTCGCTCCGGTTCTGCCGCCAATTGTGCCTCGTTCATGCCATCACCGTTGTAAATCGGCAAAGTAGGGGCGTCATAGCTCCTGCACCGGCACCGATACACAAAACTGTAAGGCACACCGTCGATAGTTCTTATGGTATGTATCAGCCCCATGCTGCACTCAGGACAGCCAATACCGTTGAAGTGGCTACCCGGGCGCGTCTCGCCGCTCTGTTTTTTGTCCTGCATGGCAAGGGCGCGTTTTATGGCCGGCAGCGTAAGCTTGCTTTCCTCGTCGATAAGTTGCTCCATTGCCGCCCTGAATTTTTCTTCATCAGTGAATTTCAGGCGTTCATAAAGTTCTGCTACTTGATCTTTTTTAAATGGTCTGTCTACGCAATGGAAAAACCTTTTAAGAATATCATAAAAAATGTCATGCTCAATTATCATCTTTTCACCCTATAGTCGGGCATTTTTATTTCAACAATTTTACCGTTTGAAATACGGGAGCTTATGCGCTCGTCAATGGCTGCGCCAAGTTGCGCCGGAGACAAGTTGCTTGTGATGATCGTCGGCAGCATTTCACGGTCGCGCCGGTCAATTATAAGGTACATCGTTGCTCGGCTCCACTCGCTTGTCTTTTCTGCGCCCATGTCATCAATGAAAAGGAAATCTCTATAACTAAGAGAATCTACTATCTGTTCTTCTGAACCGCCCCCACCGTTGAAAGTGCTTCGTATCTCAAGGAATAAATCAGAAGCATTTTTAAAAAGCATTTTCGGTTTTACTTCTCGTTTTATCAATTCCCTGAAAATAGCCGTAGCAAGGTGTGTCTTTCCACAACCACAAGGGCCGTACAGGTATAAACTGCTTGGTTCTTTGAGCCATCGTTGGCAGAATTGTACATATTTATCGCCGCCCTTAAAATTTTCCAGTGTTGAGCCAAGATACCTTTTGCCAACACCAAGTTCCGCCATGATTTTTTCAGGATTTGTCCTTCTTTCTTCTAAATCTTTTTTATTAAAATTATTTACATTAGTGCATACTTCACAAAAATAAGAACCATCATAAATTATTCCCACGGCGCAGGTTGGGCATTTAGTTTTTTTATAAACCTCCTCTTTTTCCCTCTTAACGTATATTGCTTTACTGGCAATCGATTGGATAATATCCGTCAGGCTTTCCGGTTGTTCTTGGTTGTCTTGTTGTTTGTGTTCCATTTTTATTCTCCCAGTTTAAAATTGTATGGTAGTGGCTTTTATATTTTTTGCCCGTTGACATGATATAGTCATTCAGGGCTTTAATTTTCTTATCAGTATCATCTCCAAACAAACCTTTTAGTTTTTCAAATTCTTCTTCAAACAACAAAACACAGTCAAGGTGCTTATTCTTCTTAATCTTGTTTTTACTTTCAACTTCAATACCAATACTATTATCATTATCATTTTCATTTTCAGTATGATTTCCGTACGATTGACGTACGGTTTTCGTATGATTATCGTATGATTTCTTTTTTCTACCAGCTAAACCCTTATGACTTCTGGTATTACAATAGGTTAGACGTTTTTCTATCTCTTCATCCATTCGCTGATTATAGTACAGTCCCTTGTCATCTACCTTAAACTTTGACACAACTGGGTTTTCAAGTGTACCGCATACGGTAATCATATGATTAACAGGTAAATGACCTAACTGGTGCTGTTGACAAAGGAGTTTTATATACTGTCCGATTTGTTCCTCTTTAAAAAAAGTAATGCCAGTTAAGAAATCAGAAGTATAAAATAATATTGCAGGGTCTTTCATTTCACAACCAAACAAAAATGCCGAAAAGAGAAAGCCGAAGGGTGACGACAAGGAGGGATATCCTTGAACCTTCGGCTTTTCTCAAATCGGCAAATTGTTGTCATTTAATATCCCTTCTGCTTGTCGTCAAAAAAACTATACTGCTACTGCAAAAACGTGTCAACTTTTTTTTATCAAATCCCACTGATCCCTGATATGGGGATGCACCGCAGGATCAAAACCCTTGCAACCGGCTATGCAAGACGGTAGGCCACAGCACACACAACCGGATTCAGGAGCCTTTCCGAGCTTTTCAATGGTTTTTCGATAAATCCCAAAGTTGAAT